TACCATTAGCATTTAATCCAGTAGGCAGAGAAGAAGCTATCAGCGTACCTTCAGTTGCTAGGTGCAGAAACCTTATTGCTGGAACAATCGCAACGTTCCCACTTTGCTTATACAAAAAAAGCACAGGTGAAAAATTAGGCAAGCCATTATGGCTAGAGCAACCAGCTACTGCACAACCATTATCCGTAACTTTGGCTTGGACAGTTGATTCATTACTCTTCTTTGGGGTCGCTTATTGGCGTTGCACGGAAACTTACTTTGATGATGGCAGGCCAGCAAGATTTGAATGGATTGCACCTGGTCGCGTTTCATTTGATAGCGATCCTGTCAGCCAATACATAACACGCTATTACATTGATGGCAAAGAAGTGCCTATGTCTGGCCTTGGCTCATTAATTACATTCCAAGGATTAGATGAAGGTGTATTAGCACGTGGCGCAAGAACTTTGAGAGCTGCAATTGATTTAGATAAATCAACAAGCGTTGCAACTGCAACCCCAATGCCTTCAGGTGTTATCAAGAACACCGGTGCAGATTTAAGCAAAGAAGAAGTAGACGGCATATTAGCCGCATGGAAGTCGGCACGATCACAGCGCGCAACAGCCTATCTGACTAGCACTTTAGATTACGTGCCGACTAGTTTTAGTCCTAAGGACATGGGTTATGTAGACCTAATACAAAATATGAGTACGCAAGTAGCACGTTTAATGAATGTGCCTGCATATTACATTAGCGCAGATATGAATAACAGCCTTACGTATTCTAACGTTCAAGATGAGCGTAGGCAGTTTGTTTCTCTATCTCTAGCGCCTTACTTGCATGCCATTGAAGGCCGACTAAGCATGAATGACATTACAGCATCTACTAACATTGTTAAGTTTGATGTAGAGGATGCTTTCCTAGCAGTAAATGCAATTGAAAGATTAACTGTAATTGAGAAACTGTTATCACTTGGTTTAATTACAGTAGAACAAGCCATGGAAATGGAAAACCTATCACCGAATGGAAATGAAAATGCACCTAACATTTACTAGCGATTTAGAATGCTCAATTAGTGAGCGCACTATTTCCGGCAAGATTGTGCCGTTTGATGGTGAGATTGGGCAGACATCTGCTGGCAAAGTCATATTTGAAAAAGGATCAATTGAGATTCCAGATAGCCCTAAGCCAAAACTTTTACTAGAGCATGATGCAAAAAAGCCAATTGGTCGCATGGTTTCTTACAGAGAAGATGAAGATGGCATGTATGCAACATTTAAGATTAGCAATACGACACGCGGAACAGATGCACTAATTGAAGCATCTGAGCAATTACGTAGCGGCCTATCAGTTGGCGTTGAAGTCATTGATGGCAAGCGCGAAAATGGCGTATATCGTGTACTAAAAAGCAAGATGGAAGAAACAAGTCTTGTTCAAGCTGCTGCGTTTAAGAGCGCGGAAGTTTTGAGCGTTGCTGCATCTGAAGATGATGCTGCAAAAGAAATAACAACCCAAAACGAAAGCGAGGCCGTTGTGGAAGACACAACAAACGCCGTAGCCGTTGCGCCTGAGGTTGAAGCCCCTGCGGTGGAAGCTTCGCGCCCAACAGTTACAGCACCAATTTATGCCAAGCCACGTTTAGAGTTTACCAAGGCTAAATACCTTGAAAACACTCTACGTGCAAAGTTCCTTGGCGATGACGATGCAGCGATGTATGTTCGCGCTGCCGATAACGAAACAACAACTGCTCCTGGCATGATTCCAACCCGTCAGCTAACAGAAATTGTTAACCCACTATCTAACGCAGATCGCGGTGTAATTGATGCAATCTCACGCGGCACTCTACCTGATGCAGGTATGTCTTTTGAGATTCCAAAAATTACAGCCGTTCCAACTGTTGATCAAATTAATGAGAATCAAGCTATTGCTGATACACAGCTAACTGCTTCTTATATTACAGTAAGCGTAAAGCCATTCAAAGGCCGTTCTATCACAACTGTTGAACTCATCGAGCGCAGCAGCCCTACTTTCTTTGATGAGCTTGTACGTCAAATGGAGTTTGCTTACGCAAAAGATACAGATTCATTTGTTGCTACTGCAATCCAAACCGCAGGTACTCTAAACGCAAATGCAAAAGCAAACAGCGCAACAGGTCTTCTAGAATATATTGCTAGTGGAGCTGCCGCCGTTTACACAGCATCACTTGGTTTTGCACGTAACCTTCTTGTTACCCCTGATCAATGGGCAAACATTATGAGCTACAACGATGCAGGCCGACCAATTTACAATGCAGCAAACCCACAAAACGCAGGTGGAGCGGTATCACCACAAAGCCTACGTGGAACTGTTGCAGGTCTTGACCTATACGTATCACGTAACTTTACAGGTTCAGGTGCAGATGGAACTGCTGATTACTCAATGGCAGTAATCAACCCTGAATCATACACATGGTATGAATCACCACGCTTCCAGCTACGCACAAATGTGAATAGCGATGGAACTGTTGACCTTGGCTACTATGGTTTTGGCGCACTTGCCACCAAAGTTGCTGCTGGTGCAAACTGGTTTAACAAGTCCTGATCTAACTAACTAGATCGTAGAGTTACCCCGGCGCACAGCCCTTGCGCCGGGGCTAACATTAGAAAGGAAAGACAATGCCTGCAACATACGTAACTGAAGCGGAACTTCGTTCTGCCCTTGGCATTGGTGCTTTATACAGCTCAGCAGTAGTGGAAGAATGCTGCCAAGCAGCAGAAAACGTTGTAAAAAGCAAACTATGGTTCAATACAGTTTCAGTAGTTGCTACAGAATTAACCGACAATTTAGCGACACTTTACACAAACGTACCGCATCAATTTAGCATCGGGCAGACAGTTACAGTTACGCACAGCGGTGCGACATTTAATGGATCACAAACGATAACCGATACAGGCTCATACACAATTACTTTTGCGCTAGTAGCAGCAGATCAAATTAAGTTTCAGTTACAACCTTTTGGGTCAGTTACAGGTGCAAACACATTTCATAATTACGCCACATTGCCTGAAGTTAACCTAGCTTCTCTTATGATTGCTGTTGACATTTGGCAGGCTCGCCAAGCTTCAAACGCTGGTGGCATATCACCAGATTTTCAACCTTCGCCGTATCGCATGGGCAATACTCTAATGGCACGTGTTCGCGGTTTACTTGCGGATCACTTAGCGCCGGGCGGTCAAGTAGGATAATGTCAGCAATCTCTACCCTACGGGGAACAATCGCAACCGCGCTAGCTGATGATGCGGCGTGGCAGGTGTTTTCCTTCCCACCTGCCACACCGCTTGCTAATAGCATCGTGGTACAGCCTGGCGATCCCTATATTGAGCCAAGCAATGACCATTACAAAGCAATCAAGCCTAAGGTCAACTTTAAGCTTATAGTGTTAACCCCTATGTTTGATAACCAAGGCAACTTAATTAACATTGAAGATTATTACTTAAATATAGTAAATAAGCTGGAAGCATCCTCAATTGCGTATACAATTGGCACTTTCAGCGCCCCGGCGGTCTTAACCGGAACAGCAGGAGATCTGTTGTCCGGTGAAGTATCAATCAGCGTTCTATCCGATTGGAGCTAAAACATGGCTGATGTAGACAAAGAACGCGAGGCTTTCCTTGCCAAAATTGGCCAAGTAGAGCTAAGCGAAAAAGCACCAAAACCAACAACTAAGAAAGATGAGGAATAGCAATGGCTGTTTTTCTTAATAACAAAGTTGGTCTTAAGATTAACGCTGTTGATCTGAGCGACCACGTAACAAGCGTTACACTTAATCAGGCAGCAGATGAGCTTGAAGTTACCGCTATGGGCGATACAGCTCACAAGTTTGTAAAAGGCTTGGAATCTGGAACGCTAACTGTTTCATTCTTGAATGACACAGCAGCAGCAAACGTAATGGCAACTCTTCGCGCAGCATTTGGCACAACTGTTGCCGTAAAAATGCTTCAGGAGAAACTAACTGCTGTCGGTGCAACCAATCCGCTTTACACCTTTGATATTTTGGTCAATAACCTGACCCCAATCAATGGTGGCGTTGGCGATATTGGAACACAGGACATCACCTTTACGCTAAACTCTGTTGTAACGATAGCCGACACCGGCACGTTCTAATTTAACAAAGGGGCAAA